TACGGCGAGGACCAGGCCTACAAGCTGTGGCACGGCCTGGAGTCCTCGGGCCCGGACGCGCACCGGATCGGGACCGAGGCGGAGCCGCGGTTCTCCGAGGTCGCGAAGGAGCGCACCCCGGCCTTCCCGCACAGCCGGATCGACCCCCAGGACACCGAGCGCGCGACCCGGCCGGACGCCCGGGTGCACGAGCCGGCCGGCCACAGCCCCGAGGACGAGTGGCACGGCCCGTACGAGGTGGTGAAGCACCCGCAGACCAGCAAGTTCCACGTCATCGACAACCAGGGCCGCCATGCGCCCGGGATGGGCTCCTTCCGCGGCCATGACACCCAGATGCGGGCCGAGCGCAGCCGCGACTACATCGACCGGCGGCAGCAGTCCAAGGACCTCGGCAAGTCCCTGGCCGACAAGATCTTCGACACCGGGGTCGACGTCCTGGACCCGGGCGGCACCAAGGAGAGCCGCCAGTCCGAGGACAACACCCGGCGGGGCTCGGAGCTGATGGGCCGCTACGCGGGCGGCAGGGGCCAGATCAAGTTCGACCCCGACGAGGAGGGCGGCGCGCCCTACTACGAGCGCGAGCACACGACGGCGGGCGGCAAGGGCTCCGGCTGGTACGTCAAGCACTACGGCGGCCCGCGGATGGACGTCTACCACCGGGCGACCGGCGACATCGCGCACGACTCCATCCACGTCGGCGATGACCAGGACCGGCTGCCGGAGCACTTTGATGACATCGACCTGGCCAGGCACCTGAAGGCCTGGCACGACCAGCCGGACGGGATGCGCCGGCACGTGGAGGGCCAGCACTGGACCCACGGCGGCGATGAGCGGATCCAGCGCTGGAAGCAGCGCCGCCAGGGCTCGCTGTCGGCTGAGGCGCGCGGCCCGGACTACCCGGACCCGGGCGACCACCCCTTCTTCAAGTCCGTGCCGATGAGCAAGGACAACATCAAGGCCGCCTGGTACGACTCCACCGATGACGAGCGGATCCAGGGCAAGCACTGGTACCCGGACGCGCACAGCCTGTCCAAGAAGATGGCCAACGGCGATGCCGCGCTGGGGGCCGGGCTGCTGTCCGCCTACTCGCCGCGGACCAAGTGGCCGGCCAACATGTTTCACGCGTCCCGTTCCATCGACGAGAACCGGGCGCTGAGCCACTCCACGGGCGACGGCCCGATCATGGACATGCACACCATCCCGGCCGCCCGGATCCTGGCGGGCGAGCATCACTCCCAGGTGCTGAACGGGCCGAAGACCCGTGCGTTCGCGCACCTGATCGAGCACGGCGGCAATACCGCCGAGGACGAGGAGAACGGCACCCGCAAGGTCGTCGTCGACCGGCATGCCATGTCGGTCGCGGCCGGGCGGCGGCTGACCGACAAGGAAGCGGTCAGCGCCCCGATCGACAGCGCGCACTACTACCACCACGTCGAGCAGAAGTACCTCGACGCGGCCGATGAGATCTCTGTCGAGACCGGCAAGAAGGTGACCGGGGAGCATGTGCAGGCCACCACCTGGATGCGCCAGGTCCGGGTCAATGACGACGAGGACCGCGCGATGCGGTCCGGCGGCGGCACGGGCCGGGTGAACAAGGGGATCAAGGACCGGGCCCGCTGGGCCGAGCATGTCCGGCAGTACCACCCGGACTGGGAAGGCACGACCATGCACACCAGCGCGCTGCAGCGCACGGCCGCGGACCCGCCGCTGCGGGTGCCCCCGTCGGTGGACACGCTGCGCCCGGAGGCCTGCCCGGTCTGCGGGGACCAGGACGTCTTCAAGGGCCAGCGCTGCCCGGTATGCGGCTTCGTCGCGCCGCCGGACATCTTCCGTGACCCGGACATCGACCAGGCCCGGCTGAACCGGCAGGAGCTGGAGGAGGGCAAGGAGACCTCGCCGTACCCGGAGGGCCCGGCTGATGAGGAGCAGCTGGCCGCAGGCCAGCCCGGCGCTGAGCCCGGCATGAACCCGGAGCCGATGGGCTCCGGCGAGGATGCCGAGGATCAGCTGTTCCACCCGGACCAGATCGCCCCCGACGGGGTGCCCGGCGTGCAGCCCGACGCGACCGCCCCCGGCCAGGGGATGCTGGAGCCGACCGGGGACGAGGAGGAGCTGGCCGAGCCCGGCGAGCTGGACGAGAACGGCGAGCCGATCGCGGAACAGGAAGGCGAGCAGGAGATCGCCGAGGCTAACCCCGAGGGCGCGGCCGTCGAGCAGGACGCCGAGGCCGCCGAGGACGAGGCGATGGCTGAGCAGCTGGGCGAGAAGGCCGAGGGCGAGGAGGAAGCTGCCGGGGAGGACGAGCAGGCGGCTGGCGGCTCCCCCGGGAAGGATCAGGACGAGGAAGACCGCCGCCCTGGAGGGAAGATGACCAAGCGCACCGCGGAGCTGTCCGCTATCACCGCGCAGCAGCGCGTCGTGGACGAGCTGCGCCGGGAGAACGCGGCGCTGCATGCCGGGCTCGCCTTCATCGCCTCGCTGGCCGGCGTCACCGAGGAGCTGGATGCCGTCCTGAAGCAGGCCGACCTGGCTAACCCGGCCCAGCCGGTGGACGACCCGCCGCAGGGCCCGCCGAGCCAGACGACCGAGGAGGCCCTGGCCAGCGGCGCGCCGACCGGCAGCGGCAACGGCCTGGCCCGCGGTCCCGGGCACACCGAGGACGACCCGTCCCGGCCGGGTGCCACGCCCGGCTCGATGACCGCGGTGCCGGCCGAGGCGACCACCACGGCGCTCACTCCCGGGGTGGAGATCCCCACCGCCCCGGCGAGCAACCTGCAGGACGTCACCGCGCCGGTTCAGGGCACCAACCCGTCCCAGGATGGCGGGGTGCCGATCGAGCAGCGCCGGATCGAGACCGACGTGCGGGTTAACCCGAACCCGCTGGCCGCGCAGGGCCCCGGCATCGGCGGGGCGGGCACCGACGGCACCGCGTTCCCGTGGACGATTGCCGCCCGGCAGCAGCTGAGCGACCCGCAGTCCCCCGAGGACGAGCGCGGGGCCCGGACCTTCGCCGCCATCCGGCTGGCCAAGCTGCGCGTCACCGCGGGCCTGGTCCGCGGCGATGAGCTGGAGCTGGCCACGATGATCGAGCGCGACGCGGCCCTGAGCCTGCATGACATCGAGCGCGAGATCGGCACGCTCGGCCAGGTGACCAAGGCCGCCGCGGTCGCGCAGGCGCAGCCCCGCTACCCGCGCACCATGGGCCCGCGCACCGCCTCGCGGACGGCTCCGAGTTTCGCTGAATCTCCGCCGCCGGCTATGGCGATGACAGCTGGCGCGACCGGCTATGACAGCGACGACGGCGACTTGTTCGACTGACGGCGAAGGAGGCGGTGCCCCCGATGGAGACCGCCTCCTGTGCCTGCCATGCCATGAGCAGCCTTGCCTTGCGACGACGGCTGAGCCAGGCCTTGCCAAGCCCCGGCCCGCCTTGACGGCCGGCCAAGACATGCCGCGCGATGCCGTGCTGAGACGAGCCGCGCCCAGCCAGTCCTCGGCTGCCTTGCCCGGCCAGGCCTTGCCGGGCCTCGCCGAGCCGTCCGTGGCTGCCTCGCTCCGCCTTGCCATGCCTCGCGATGCCTTGACACGACTGCCGTGCCATGCCGTGCGCCGCGCCGCCAAGCTGCGCGCCGCACCGCCCCGCAACCCAGGACATGCCGCGACTGCCTCGCCCAGCCCGGATCGCCTCCCAGGACAGGCTGCGCCGCGGCTGCCTCGACCAGCACCGCCTCGCCGTCCCACGCAATACCGCGACTGCCGGGCCGCGCCAGGCCCTGCCGAGCCACGCCTAGCCTTCCCATGCCGGGATGCGCCTGGACTGCCGAGCCGAGCCTCGCCATCCGCGCCGTGCCTGGACTGCCGAGCCGGGCCGGGCTGCGCCAGGCCTTGCCGCGCCACGCCTAGCCTTGCCGTCCCAAGCCGGGCCTGGACTGCCGAGCCGTGCGGAGCCGGGCCGACCTACGCCGGGCCACGCCTAGCCTTGGCTGCCGAGCTGTGCCGGAAGCTGCCGGGCCAAGCCACGAGCTGCCGAGCCGTGGCGGCCAAGACGAGCCATATCGTGCCGGATCATGCATCACCCCGGCTGCCATGACTAGCCGGGCCAGTCCTAGATCAACCATGCCACGCCTAGGAATATCAAGGATTCTAGCATGACGTATTCAGTGACGATCGCCGCGGGCAAGAAGGACGTCATCTTGCCGAACATGAACCGGTACCAGGCCGGGGCCGTGGTCACGCTGACCGACGAGCAGTACGGCCGGCTGACCGCCCGCGCCATCACGACCTTGCTCACCGCGCCCGGAGTGCACACCGCAGGAGGAGGGAACGTGTCCCGCACCGTCACGCTGAAGAGCACCGTCAAGGACGTCGTGCTGCCCAACGGGCTGCGCTACGGCCCGAGCGCCGTGGTGGTGCTGTCCGACCAGCAGTACTCCACGATCAGCCCGGCCGCCAAGGCCGCACTGTTCGCCTCGGACGTGGTGACGCCGTAGTTCGCTCTCAGCGAGGTCTCAACCTTCACGTCACCCTTTAAGCCTAAGCCGGGAAGAAGCAGAGGGCTGCTTTTCACCAGGCCGCCCCCGGAAGAGGCAGGACGAGGCGAAGGAGTGCTGGGACCGTGATTCGTACTTACCTCAGCAACGATTACATCAAGCGCACCATCCGTCCCCTCTTCGTGTGGACGCAGGCAACGCCCAAGCCGGTGTTCCTCGACCCGAACTGGACCCGGGCGGTACCCATCTGGCCGGGCATGGGCTTCATCCGCACGGGCGGTGACCTGGTGACGCTGGCCGGTGCCAACTCCGTCCAGATGAACAGCGCCGTGATGAGCGGCGCGGGCGGCGCGATCGGTGCGGCCAACAACGGCTCGACCTACACCGCGGCGGCGCTGTCCATCTACGGCCTGGGCGCGCTGTACGTCGGCGGCGACGGCATCGACGAGCTGCTCTACGCGGGCATCAACGCCTTCGCGGTCTGGGTGATGGGCCCCGACGCCGAGTTCGAGATCCTCGCCCCCGCCTTCGACCCGACGTCCACCTGGACCGACCCGACCGACGGCGGCGGCGCTGCCCTGATCGGCGTGGCCACCCAGACCGGCGTCGGCACCGGCCTGCAGGCCGGCACGCTGCAGGGCCAGCTGGTGCCCTGGGTGTCCAGCACCTCGATCTCGGCCCCGATGGCCAGGCTGCTGAAGGTCAACTCCAGCACCAAGATCACGATCGGCGGGCTGTCGCCGTACGACGCCGCCCAGTACGGCATCAGCCGGAACTAGCCCATCCGAAACGGGTACGCAGGAAAGGACCACCCCATGACCGAGCTTGCCACCGTGGCCCCGGGCCAGCTGGCCCCGGCAGCGCCGCTCGGCGGCCTGCGGCCCCGCGTTGCCTCCCGCAAGAGCGACGACTACGTAGCGCAGATCGAGGCCCGCCGGGCCCGGAACGCGCCGCTCACGCGCGAGGCCAAGGTCCGCAAGATGGCGCTCATCCTGAGCGACGAGCTGCACGGCTTCCGCCGCCTCGGCGTCGGCATGGTCGGGCCGATCCAGCTGAAGCTGCGCTATCAGGGCATCGTCCGCAACGTCCTGGTCGAGGATCCGGTCACTCCTGGTACACCCGTTGAATACGACGTCTGGGACGACCTCGGCCAGGCCTACATCCTGAGCGGCACCGAGGGCGAAGTCCGCGTGACCCCGTTCGAGGGCAAGCGGATCCCGGTGCGGTTCTTCCGCATCGCGTCCCGCCCGGCGATCCGCAAGGAGGACCTGTTCTACCTCCGGATCAACGCGGTCGAGCAGGCCCAGGACGAGACCAAGCAGGCGATCCTGAAGCAGGAGGACGCCCGGCTCCTGGTCATCCTGCAGGCGGCGGTCACCGACTACGCGACCCGCCCGGACCACGTGGTCACCCCGAACCACAACATCACCGAGGCCTCGGGCTACCTCACCCCGGGCTCGCTCTACAGCGCGGTCGCGATGACCGACCTGCACGAGCTGCCCAGCGCCCGGCTGATGATCAACCCGTTCGACTTCCGCGACATGTACCGCTGGGACATCAACCAGACGGGCTGGGCCTTCAAGGACCGCGTGGTCGCCGGGGAGACCATCACCAGCTTCGGCGAGTTCCAGATCCAGCGCTCGATCATCGTCCCGCAGGCCAAGATCTTCCTCACCCCCGAGCCCAACTTCCTCGGCGTGTTCCCGGTGCTCTACAGCCTGGACGTCGAGGAGAACCACCTGGTCGAGGCGTTCTGGAAGGGCTGGGTCTTCGACGAGATGGTTGCCATGTCGATCCTCAACCCGCGAGGAATTGCCACGATCACCAAGTCCTGATGGCTACCTCTGCTGCTCAGGTCGAGGCGGTCTTCCGGTCCAAGCTCGGCGTCAAGGAGTCCCCGGCCGGGTCCAACCGCACTGAGTTCGGGGCCTGGTACGGCATGCAGGCCGTGCCCTGGTGCGCCATCTTCATCTCGTGGGGGTTCTACACCGCGTTCCGCGGGAACGGCGACACGAGCCCGCTGGAGGGCATCCGCACCCCGAAGGGCTTCGCCTACTGCGGGGACGTCATCGCCCACGCCAAGAAGCAGGGCCGGTTCCAGCCGGAGGCCAAGCGCGGCTACATCGTGGTGTACGACTTCCCCGGCAACGCCGACCGCTTCGATCACGTCGGCTGGGTCAGCTGGGTGGACCCGGC